GTTCTATCATATCCGCCATAGCAGTATCGTAATCTATGAAAGAATTAGGGTCAAGTGCGAGAATATCCTGCGCTTGTCTAGCCAATTCTTCATTAACTAATTCGTATAGGTCGTCCACTATCGACCCCTATACTCTAGGCGACCTTGTAATCTATTCACTCTAGCAACTAGAGCGATAATCGCTAAGGTCTGAACTGCCACTAGTATCTCTAGCAACATATCTTATCCTTTCGTTATGGCGTAAGTATATCATACCTACGGCTACAAGTCAAGCACCCTTGACCTATGGCGTGTCGTAGTAGGGTATCGAACCCTAGAGAACCCGAACCTATCGGCTACGACTATCGGCTACTAGTTATACTCACCGACTAATCTACGATAATTCTGCGCTTGCTCATGCTCGAATTGTAGTCTGCGTTCTTCTAACGCAATAGCCCGCAATTCTGCTTCGGTTAGTGGCTTAGGGGTAGCAGGGGTAGCGACTTGCGCAGACTTGCGACTACGCTTCGCTAACTTAACCGCAGGACTATCTTCGACTACTGCGATTATGTTGCCCGACTTATCACGCACCACGACTTCGGAGAACCTACGGCTACGGCTACCATGCCAAGCCTTAGATACCCTAACATCTCTAGGGGGTGTGATAATACTACCGCTAACCCCGTAAGGGTTATACGGCATTACTCTATCCTTTCACTAGGGGTTAAGTAATCAAGTAGTGATTAGGGTCGTGATACCATAGGCGACCTACTGCTACTAGTAATCTAATCAAGCCTAACCACTACTTGACTACTTAACCTTATTTAATTGTTATTACTGCGTAATTATCTCACACTTAATCTAGTTTAGCAACTCGACACGCCATATATTCGGTGTGATTTAGTTCACACTTATTTAGGCTACCTATCCGAACTGCCTAACCTTATTTAATTGTGATACTGCGTATCTTACCACGCCTATTCTAAGAAGTCAAGTCGTGTCGGTGTGAGATACATCACATCTAAACTAGGGCGCATTATACCACACGACCCCTAAGAAGTCAAGTCTATTCTATGTGATATAGGTCATAGAACATATGTTCGATTACTGACGGGTAATATAGGTAGGGCGACAATACGGACATATAGAACTAATAGGGCAGATAGTCAAGAACTACATATTTAAGACAATAGGGTCAAATAGTTATATTCTACCCAAAATACACTAATCGGACATAACACTTACCCCCTATAATATGTCGATATATCTATATGTCGATATGTCGATATTTTGAGGGTAGGGTTATTAAGGTTCGCATGGGGGGAGGTATATAGTATCCCGTATAAATTTTCTGTTATATAGCCCCCCTATATAGGTACATATAGGTATAAATCGGACATTTTATAAAATATTCTCACCCTAGTTGTTCGGTTTTACTAAATGAACAGGTTATCTATATATGTAATATAAATTCCATATATAGACGGAGTCGCTCCGTTTAAGACTCCGCTCCTCCTATATAATATATTATATATAATATATATAATGGGTGAGGTCTGTCCGTTAAACCTTACCGTTAAAACACCGTTTTTAGGAGTAGTAGTGGGACGCAAACCAGGCAAGCAGAACATCCCTAAGGATGCCGCACAAAAGCAAGTTTTAGAACTCTTATCTCAAGGCACGACCATCACCGACGCTATGGCTGCGGTGGGTCGTAACGATGTCACCTTCCGCCAATGGTCACTTGTTGACCCTGACTTCAAGGCTGAGGCTGATAAAGCAAGACTTGCTGGTAAAGGTGTCAAGGCTAACATGGCCAATCTGAAGGATATCTCGTTTGAGGAGTTCTCCGAGCAATTCCTAGACACTAAGTTGTTCGACCACCATAAAGACTGGGTGGACCTTATTGAAGGTCGGGAACCCCGTTGGCTCCATCCTGCTATGACCTATGAGCCTGCGGCCAGCAACCGTATTCTTATTAACGTACCACCTGAGCACGCCAAATCTACGGTCATCACGATTAACTATGTGACCTACCGTATAGCCACTGACCCTAACGTCAGAATCATTGTAGTCTCTAAGACTCAAGGCATGGCACGCAAATTCCTTTCAGCCATCAAAACAAGGATGAGCCACCCTAACTGGACTAAACTTCAGATGGGCTTTGGCCCTAACGGTGGATATAAGGCTGACTCGCAGACTTGGTCTGCTGATATGATTTACCTAGGCTCTGGTCGTGACAGCGGCGAGAAGGACCCTACGGTTCAAGCATTAGGATTCGGGTCGCAGATTTATGGTGCTCGCGCCGACCTGATTATCCTAGACGATGTGGTGATGAACTCAAACTCTCATGAGTGGGAAAAGCAAATTGAATGGCTTCAAAAAGAAGTCATCACCCGTTTGGGACGGCACGGAAAACTACTTATAGTAGGAACCCGTGTCGCCCCTATAGATTTATATAAGATGATACGAGATGGCGACCAATGGACAGGTGGCAAATCTCCATTCACATACTTCTCTCAACCAGCCGTACTTGAGTTTGATGAGAAGCCAGAAAACTGGAAGACACTTTGGCCTTGGACGGATAGAGCCGAAGGTGAGAAGGACCAACCTAATGAGCAAGGATTTTACCCAAAGTGGGATGGACCCTCGCTCTTTACTCGCAGGTCTGAGGTTGCTCCGTCAATCTGGGCAATGGTCTACCAACAAGAAGATGTCGTTGAAGACTCCATCTTCCCACCAACCTGCGTCGCAGGAAGTAGCAACGGAATGCGCAAGCGTGGACCCCTCAAGTCTGGAACGCCAGGCCACCCAAAGCATGTTGAAGGTACTTACACAGTTATAGGTTTTGACCCTGCTGTAACAGGTAGGTCGGCATTCGTAGCCGTAACTTACAACAAGGGTGACGGAAAAGTTTATGTTTTAGATTGTGTCAATATGGTTGACCCAAGCCCACAGAAAGAGCGTGCTCTTATTGAGGAATGGGTTGAACGATATAAGCCACAAGAGTTTAGAGTTGAAATCAACGCCCACCAAAAGGCGTATCAGATGGACACTGACCTAGTTCAGTATTTAGCCCAGTATGGATGTAAGTTAAATCCTCACTATACTGGAAAGAATAAATGGGACACATCATTCGGTGTGGCCTCTATGTCTGCCTTATTCGGCAGTCTAAGGGACGGTAGATTTCAAGATAACAACTTGATAGAACTTCCATCTAATGAAGGTTCTGAAGGTTTGAAATCTCTGGTACAACAACTAATCACTTGGAAGCCAGATACTAAAAACCCAACTGACTGCGTGATGGCACTTTGGTTTGCTATCATCCGAGTCCGTGAATTAATGCAACAAAGTTCTTTTGCTACTAAGTACTCAACTAATCGATGGGCTACTCGTAAACAAAAGGACATGAGATACTCCGTGAATTTAGACGAGGCCTTTGCAGAGCAATGGTCTGAAACTTATGGTTAGGATATAAATGGCACTTAATATTGAACAGATTGCTGCACGAGTTTCTTCTCTGAAGTACCGTGCATCAGAGCGTGATGCTCGTGCTGGTGATATTCTTTCTGTGCGCCAAGGCAAGATTGCTGAAGTATACCCAGACTTCTTCCCTGAGGGCGTAGACTCAAACGTAGTAGCAAACTTTATTGACATCGTAGCCCGTGACCTTTCTGAGGTTATGGCTCCGCTACCTGCAATTAACTGCTCTAGCGCCTCACAGGTTAATGACCGTGCTCGTAAGTTTGCTGACAATCGTACACGTATTGCATCAAACTATTTTAATCACTCAGATTTGCAAGTTAGCATGTATACAGGTGCTGACTATTATGTAACCTATGGTTTCGTCCCATTCATTATTGAAATGGATGACGAAGAAAAGATGCCTCGTATCCGCGTAGAAAACCCTCGGATGGCTTATCCTGAGTTTGACCGCTACGGACGATGCATATCTTTTGCTAAGGTATACTCACTAACTCTTGGAGAGTTGGCTGCTCAATTCCCTGAATACGAAGTTGAATTACTTGGTCGCTCAGGTTTCAAAAAAGACACCAACACCATAGTTGAAATTGTTCGTTACTACGATAAAGACCAATCTTTAGTATATGTACCAAGCCGTGAGAACCTAGTTCTTTCTCGTGCTAAAAACCCAGTTGGTAAGATGATGGTCGTTATTGCTAAGCGACCTACTATCGATGGAGAGATGCGTGGACAGTTTGATGATGTTATTGGTATCCAGTTGCTTCGCAATCGTTTTGCTATGCTTGCTATGGAAGCGGCTGAAAAATCTGTTCAGTCTCCTATCGTCGTACCAATGGATGTACAAGAACTACAACTTGGCGGAGATTCAGTTATCCGAACAAACAGCCCTGCAGGAGTACGAAGAGTTGAACTTAACATTCCGCAAGGAGCGTTCACAGAACAAAACTTGCTCAATCAAGAACTCCGAATTGGTGCTCGATACCCAGAAGGACGAACAGGTAACGTTAATGCGTCTATCGTTACGGGTCAAGGCGTCCAGGCACTTATGGGAGCATTTGATACTCAGGTCAAGAGTGCGCAAGCAATATTTGCGACGGCTCTTCGAGATGTAATCCGTCTGTGTTTTGAACTAGACGAAACAATTTTTGATGTACAAAAGACAATTCGCGGTGTAGATGCTGGTTCTCCATACGCATTAGAATACAAACCAAGCAAGGACATCAAGGGAGATTACTCCGCTGATGTTAGATATGGTATGCTTGCAGGTCTGAACCCAGCACAAGGTCTTATATTTATGCTTCAGGCTCTTGGTGGTAAACTTATCTCCAAGGATATGGCAATGCGTGAACTTCCATTTAATGTTAATGTTAGCGCAGAGCAAGAGAAGATTGAAGTTGAAGATATGCGCAATGCGCTTCTTGCTTCACTCCAAGCATACACTCAGGCAATCCCACAGATGGCAACACAAGGACAAGACCCATCTGAAGTTGTAACTAAAATTGCCGCAGTGATTAAATCACGACAAAAGGGACAGGCTATCGAAGATGCGATTGAACAAACATTCGCACCTAAAGAACAAGTTCCTCCTGCTGGAGTAGCACCTCAGGTTGAGCAACCGTCCCCTGCTCCCTCCTCTCCAGTAGGAGGTCCATCTCCAATGGAAATGCCACCAGCAGCACCACCTGACGTACAAAGTTTATTGTCAAGTCTAACTGGTGGAGGACAGGCAAACGCAAGCGTAAGAACAATTCGTAGACGATAGTGGTGGGAGGGGACAATGACAACACTTGCTGCTATTCAAGGCGACGGATGGTCTGTCATTGGATGCGACTCACGCTCTTCAGATGATTCTGGTCGTCCAATCGATATGGCTACGCCAAAGATTGTTGAGAACAACGGAATATTAATTGCAGGCTCTGGCGCAGGTCGAGGCTCAAATCTATTACAATATGGATGGAAAGCACCGAGACCAGGAGCAGGCGAAAATCTAGATTTATTTGTAACCAAGAAATTTATACCTGCCATGCGTAAACTGTTTATCGATGCAGGTTACGACATGAAAGAAGACGGCGATGCAGCGGCGCATGATTCACAATTTCTTATTAGCATTCGCGGAATCATTTATCCTATTTTTGAGGATTACTCTTGGGACCGTGATGTTCGCGGTATCTATTACTCTGGTAGCGGTGGGGACATCGCTATTGGTGTTATGGAAGCACTTAGAGTTGACAGGGTTGAAACTGCAATACAAGCAGAAAAAATTATTAAAAAAGCGATAAGTATATCAACTAAATGGGACATCTATACAGGTGGACCAATAGTTACTAAAATACAATATTCTAAGTAGGAGGAAATAATGGCAGAGAACAGAGGCGGCTACCGCCCAACGGCTCCACAAAATAATCCTGCTAATGTATCTGCAACTGGCGGAAACGGACAAAGCGGTACACAATCCGCAAAATATTATTCAGGTTTGGGTTATGGACAAGGTCAGGCAATGATGCAACAGCAACAAGCAGCACCAATGGCTGGCAATGTTTCTGCTCCTTTGATGAATCCAATTGACTCTATGCCACAAGTGACACCTCTTAGTGCTCCATCAGAGCAACCAGATGTGCCAGTAACTGACGGCGCAGCACTTGGTGCTGGTGCTGGAACAGAGGCTTTAATGTTGCCAACTAGTACAGATACAGATTCTGATAAACAAAGACTATTATCCTACTTACCAGCCCTGGAGGTCGCAGCACAAAGCCCAAATTCATCACAAGCATTCCGTAATTATGTGAGAATTTTAAGGGCTAATCTGCTATGAGCGAAAGAGAAGCCGCGCAAAAAGCGTATCAAGATTTGCAGAAATCTAAAAATCCTTCTGCCTTTGACACAATGGGTGCGTTCAATACTTATTATGCTGGATGGAATGTTAACTCATCTATGGCTCTGCCATTGGATATGGGTAAGTCTACTCCACCTAAAAGTAGGGCTGAAGCGGTTGCGTCTTATAATACAAAGACCCCTAATACTCCTAAAGAAGAACCAGGATTCTGGGGTAAAGTATTCATTGGTTTAGAAAAAGCCTACAACTTTACAACTCAGACAGTTTCATTTGGACTTACACTACCAGAGAAAAACAATCCTATCTACAAGGATGATTTTTCTTTCAATAATATTAAAGAGGCTTGGGATAAGTCTCGTGATATTTCTACTGGTCGTTCAATCCAGCGTACAATTTTAGGAAGACCATTAGATGAAATTGAAAACGTATTTTCTGGTATAGCAAAGACTGTAAGTTTTGGAAAACTGTCTGGTGCAGATAAGTTCCTACAGGACCACATTCTTTTTGCCGCGAATGATTTTAATATCTTTGATAAGCAACAAGCAGAAAAAGCATTTAGAGAACAACTTGTAGGTCGATACACATCATTTGGTACTGACGTAGTATCCCGATTTGTTCTCGACCCAACTATCGTTGGTGGTAAAATAGTAAAGGGCTATAAGGCCATTAACTATTCCGTAAAGGGACTTAACGAACTTAATGCTATCCTCACTGGGGAAAAGACTGGATTCAGGGCTAATAAAGTAAAAGCAACATTTAATGACTTTATTACTAAGACTGATGGCATGGATGCTACGGATTTATTCCGAGTCAAGGCTATCCGCGAGTCAGCAAACCCTGCTTCTTTTGCAGATATCCTAGCAGATGCTAACAAAATTGAAGATGTAGCGTTACGTCATTCTACTAAAGCAGACATTGTTAAGATGGCTATGGGTGATGCTGATGCTGGCACAAGACTTATGGCTTCTAGCCGTGATATTGCTGTTAAGATTGGTAACTTGCAAGATGAGGTTACTTCCGCAAAGTTTTTTGGTGCAGGATTAGACAAGGCAACTGGTCAACTTACTATGGACCTTGTCAACAAGGGTCCTGATTTAGAGAAGGCTGTAGAAAATGCAGCGCTTTATGAGGATGAACTTCGTCAACTTCACATGAAGTTAAGTGCAGAAGCAATCCTTGACCCAACACGTATACCACAATTTAATAAAATGTCTGCAGTTCGCCAAGCACTTGGTGGAGATAAAAAGACATTTGGTTATGGTCTAGGACAAAAATTTATTGACCTTAGAGCAGGCGCTGCTGGCGCACCAGTTCGAGTTTTAACAGGATTTTTCTACAAACGTCCTCGTGGATGGATTGACTTTACTGACAATCAATCAGTTCAAACCGTAGATAACATGCTTAGCCGTGTTCGTGGTATTGCTGGTCGTCAAGAAGAAGCCTACGCTACCCAGATTAACATAGCAAAGAACAGACTTAATACTCAGACTCTTGCTCCAGACGAGGTTAAACTTCTTAAGAATGAAATTAAAAGTTTAGAAGATGATTTAAAGAAGGCTCAATTCACGGTTCAACGCAAGCAAGAACTATTCAATGAATACACTGCAGCAACAAATGCTGCTGAGCGTGCTAATGCTTTCCAGAAGATTGAACAAGAACTATTTAATACTGTAGCAAAGCAATTTGGATTTGATGAGTCAGATGTTCGTGCAGCATGGGGTCTATTTGCTGGTGGACGTTCTAAGGCACATAACATTATCCGTGAGCGTGCCTACACTGGAGCAACAAAGACACTAGATGATGGTAGAGTTGTACCAGTTGGTGCAAAAACTACCCCAGTCCTTGGCTCTGAAGACCTTAAGTACATCATCCCACTACCTTTGAATGAAACTCAGTTGGTAAAACAACTGCCAGTTCTTGATATCGATACAATGTACAACGCATTAAACAGATTATCTAGAGCACGCCGTTCCGAAAAGGTAGGCGTATACTATAAGACTAGGGCTGGCGCTGTAGATTTAATTGATGGCCTAGATTCTCTTATCAAGTTTGAGGTTCTTGCACGTATTGGTTACCCAGTTCGTAACGTTAGTGAAGGATTCCTTCGTATCATAACAACAACTGGTCCGTTAGCCCTTGTTGCTGGCTTACGAGAGTCAAGCCGCAAGATGTTTAACAATAGGTTTAAAGATGCGTCCCTTGAAGATATGTATCAATGGAGTGACGATGTCAAACTCCAGGCACATAGAGACGAACTAGATGCCATGAGAGATTTGGCTGATGACCCAGACCTAATCGATGCTCAAATCGTTGATATTGATAACATGCTTGCTGGTAAAACAGAGGTAAAAGATAAGTTTGGTTTAGGCCTTAGAACAATCGATGGTATAACATACCAAGATGCCCTAGGTGCTGGACCTGAACAGGCTGAGTTTATTAAGAAAAAGTTTATTGCTGAGTCTGCTCGTATTGTAGATGACCATCTTTCCAATACTCGTAACAAATTAAACAATGTATTCGAGACAACTGGAGATTTCGTAGTCATTCGTGGCGATGACCCTAACTGGGCGCAAGCATATGAGCGAGTTGTAAACCGACAGGTGCGTAACTCTAAGATTACCCAGATTCTTTTGCAGAACAAGCCAAGAGAACAGGTTATTAATGAGGCTGAATACTTCTTACTGAAGACCGATGAGGGTCGTAAGATTATGCGTGTCCTTGCTATGGGTAGAGATGCCCGTGCTATTGCAGAAGCAAACATGGATAACATAGATGAACTATTTCCTTCATGGGCTTCAAGTCTTAAAGAGATAGCCAAGACTCGCAAGGTTACATATGATGATATTAAGAAGACTTTTGGCACAGATACACTAAACTACCCAGCAGTTAACGCTGCTCAGGTAGGTGCTGCTAATGGAACACACCAAGCAATACGATATGCTTCTGGAATCCGTGATAAGTTCTACAAATACTTTGGTGAAATCCCTGAGACAAACCTAGTTCGTCAACCATTATTCGTAGACTTCTATCGTAAACGTATGGATTCACTTGTACGCAATGCTATAGATACATATCCTGGTGATACAATTCCGCCAGAGTATATACGCAAATTAGAGAACAATGCTCGCCAATGGGCTAGAGCAGAACTCCGCCGTACAGTCTATGACACATCAGAGCGTATAGATGCAGCATACACAATGCGTTATGCATTCCCATTCTTTGGAGCATTTGGTGATGTGGCTGAAAAGTGGAGCCGTATTGTAGTTAATGACCCAACTGTTTTCCGTAAGATGGATATAGTTTATAACTCACCTGAGCGTCTTGGCATTACTGAAGAACGAGATGGTAGAACATACATTAACATTCCTGGTGAATGGGTTAAGCGTATGTCATTTGGTAAGGTTGAAAGACCAATGGCTATTCCTAAAACAAGCCTTGACCTACTATTCCAGGGTAACCAATGGTGGAATCCAGGTGCTGGATGGTTCGTTCAAATCGGAACTTCATTTTTTATTAAGGCTGTTCCAGATGCAGAACGACTTGCTTTAGTAAAAGAAATCCTACCTTATGGTCCAACTGGTACAACACCAGGTGAATTTACAAAAGACTTGTTAGTTCAGAACTCAGGTGCTAAGCGTATCTGGTCTCTATTTGATAACAATGATGCGACACGTCGTAATCTAACTGTTCTTATTGCTATGGAAGAAAACCATAAATATGATAATGGACTTCGTGAGACTACACCTACAGCAAAAGAAATTGATAATAAGGTTAAACAAATCCTTGCTTTAGAAGCAGCGGCTAAACTAACCCTACCTTTTGCTACAAATACTCGTTCTCCTTATCAGTTCTATATTGATGAGTGGCACAGACTTCGTGAAGAAGACCCTGAGAATGCATCTCAGAAGTTCTATGATACATATGGAGAAGAATACTTTATATTCTCTACAAGTCTATCTAAGAACAATACTGGTATTGCTGCTACAATTGAGGCAGAGAAACGTTCTCGTGAACTATCTGACTTGATTGCTAAGAATCCAGAGTATGGTTGGTTCATTGTAGGCGATGCTAATGCTGGTGAATTTTCACCTAGCGTATATCAAAGTCAACGTGGTACACCAGTTGCTCCTGGAAGCACAAAGAAGTTCCGTGAATCACAGGACCCATATGATGCAATTGCTTCTACTCAGGCAGAAAAAGGTTGGATTACCTACAATAAAGGTATGGATATCCTTGAGGCTGAGCGTATTGGAAGAGGATTACCTAGCCTAAATGTTAAGGCTGCCGAGGATTTGGCTGACCGTAAACGTCAATTCATTGATGAACTTAGCCAAGAGAACCCAGAATGGGCCGAGATTCGTGGTAAGATTGATACTCAAAAGGTATACAACTTCCTAAAGTTTGCTAAAGAAATTATATCTGACCCTAGGGTTTCAGGTAGAGCAGACCTTCAGGGCATGTCTGACTATCTAGAAGGTAGAGATTATGTCCGTAGTATTCTTGCAACTAGAGGTAGCAAGTCTATTAATGCAGTAGAAAATCAAGACATCAAGGAAATGTGGGACACATTTACTGGTGGATTACTAGATGAATATATATCATTCAGTAGAGTATACAATCGTATTCTTGAAAATGATGACTTGACGAAAGGCTTGTAGTGTGAGTGACGCATTAGATAAATTAAAAGGTGGCAGCACAGGTTCTACTGCTGGAAAAGTCTACGTTGGTCCAGGTAAAACAAAGACCATTACGATGAAGAAGACTGGACAAAAACTTACTATAGAGTCCTCTACGGCATCGGTTACCGACTTGAAGTCTAGTTATTATACTGACCCAGCGGTTGAGGCTAACTGGATTAGAACTCTTCAGAAGTATGGTTATGGTAGTGTTGACCCACTTAAGGCTGCAGCAATCTATGAGTTAGCAGTTGATGGTGCAGGTGACTGGTATCAGAAATCTAAAGGTGCTCGTCAAATAACTCCTGAGCAATACCTACAATGGTATGCTAAGAACCAGGGTGTTGGTGATAGCAATAAGCCTAAGGTATCTGTACAGAAGTATCTATTCCAACCAGAAGAAATTCAATCTTTGATTGATGATACACTTAAAAGCGTTCTTGGCCGTAAGGCTACTGAGAGTGAGAACAAAGAATTCTATACTGCTATTCAGGGAATGATTGATGCTGGAACAATTACAACCACCAAAAAAGTTGGCGGTAAAACTGTTACAGAAACCAAGCCTGGATATACTAAAGAAAAAGCCCAAGCCTTAATTAAGAAGAGTGTAGAAGAAAAAGCCCCACAAGATTTAGCGGAGAAGCAGAGTCTTGACTTTGCCGACTTCCTATCAGGATTAGGAGGCTAATATGGCAGAGACAGCATTTGGTATTACCGCTGATTTAATTAAACAGTTTCCAGAACTTAAAAAGGTATTTGACCTATGGAAGGCTGGCAATACAACTGACGCAGAGTTAGAGTATTACAAAACTAGTTACTACAAGAATCTTACTTCTAATGCGCAGACACGCCAAAAGAAGAAAGCATCTCAGCCAGGTGTATATGCTCAAGAACTTGAATCATATAAGTTAGAGCAGAAGAAAAGACTTGCTGCAAAAGGTGTAGTTGTAGATGATGCTACCCTAGAGAACGCATATCTTAAAGGACTTAGTGATACACAACTAGACCTTAATGCTCTTATTGCTGCTAAAGGAAAGCCAATTGGTGGCTCTACATTAGGTAGTGTACAAAGTCTTAAAGAGTATGCTGATGCTTTTGGCATGTCCTACTCACAGAGAAGTTTGGACGCATGGTCTCAGGGTATCTTTGCTGGTACTACAACAACTGATGACATTCAAGCATTAATCCGCAGAGATTCTGCTAGCGCATTCCCTGGTTATTCTGACCAGATTAATAAAGGAACAAGTGTTGAGGCATTGGCTTCAGCCTATAAATCTTCTATGTCTAACATTTTAGAGATTGACCCAGATACTATTTCGTTTAATGACCCTACCCTTCGTAGAGCATTACAGTATATTGGCACTGATGGTAAGCCTTCAGTTAAACCAATCTGGCAATTTGAGACTGAACTTCGTCAAGACCCTCGTTGGGAAAAGACAGACAATGCTAGAAAAACTGTAGACTCATTATCATTAAAGGTCCTTCGTGACCTTGGATTGGCGTAAACATGGCTGCTCCTAAAGTACCTATTGCTAGCACAACTAAAGTACAATCAGGTCAAACAATATCTGGTATTGCAGCAAAAGCGGGAGTAAGCGTTGCTGCTATTGCAGCCGCTAACCCACAGATTACTAACCTAAATAAAATTAGCGTTAACCAAAAGATTAATATTCCAGTTGTTAATACTGCTACCAAAACTGCAACTAGCACTTATGCTGGTGGAGTAACTGGTGGAACAAATCCCTTTTCTCCTACATCAGGAGTAAGCGCAGCAAAACTTGAAACAATTTCCAAGGCTGCTGGAGTTACCCCAGTATCTGGTTCAACAGGTTCTGCGTTACCTTCTGGTTTTACCACTGACTCTCAAAATACAGCACGTCTAGCAGCAGAAGCAGCAGCAAGAGATGCTGCCAATAAAGCGGCTGCAGATGCGGCAGCAAAGGCTGCAGCAGATGCACTAGCAGCAGCAGAAAAAGCAGCAGCAGAGGCCAAGGCTAAAGCAGATGCAGAAGCAGCAGCACGTGCAGCAGAACTTGAAAGAATTAAAGCAGAACTTTTAGCAGCATCTGAAGCAGAAAAGGCTGCACTTCTTGCTCAACTTGCAGCAGCACAAGCAGCGGCAGATGCCGCAGCAGCAGCGGCGGCTAACGCAAATTCAGCAAATGCAGCAGCATTGGCTGCGGCAAATGCAAATGCAGCAAACGCAGCGGCACTAGCAAATGCTGCAGCACAACAGAAGGCAGCAGAAGATGCAGCAAAGGCCGCAGCGGAAGCAGAACGTGTGGCGGCCCAACGTGAGTCTGTAGGAAAAATTGTAGCGGATAGATTTGCTAAGTATGGTCTTGCTACTCTTGGAGCCAAGGTTCTTGACCTTGCTCGTCAAGGATATTCAGAAGACACAATTACATTAGAACTTCAGAATACCCCAGAGTATCAGCAACGATTTGCAGCAAATGCTGCACGTATTAAAAAGAACTTAAGTGTTCTTACTCCTGCGGAATATCTTGCTAACGAAGATGCTTATCGTCAAACACTCCGTGCATATGGTCTAACTCAATTTGACAATGATGCATATGTAAGGCAGTTTATCGAGAACGATGTATCTCCATCAGAGTTGTCAACTCGTGTATCTATGGCAGTTCAGAGAGTTCAGAATGCTGACCCTGCAATTGCTAGAACACTTAAAGATTATTATGGAATTGGCTCAGCCGACATGGTTGCCTATGTTCTTGACCCTAATCAGCAATTACCTAAGATTCAACGTCAGATTGCAGCAGCCGAAATTGGCGTAGCCGCAAGAGTACAAGGACTTGAGACTGGTGTTTCTGTAGCAGAACAACTAGCAGCACAAGGAATCACACAAGCCGAAGCACAAAAGGGATATGCAACAATTGCAGATATCCTACCTACCGCACAGAAGTTAAGCGAAATCTACGGAACAACACTTCCTGGATATAACCAAGCAGAGGCAGAACAAGAAGTATTTAATACTCTAGCCTCAGCGCAACGTAAACGTAAAGCACTTACTGAGAGAGAAATTGCATCATTCTCTGGTAAGTCTGGAACTACAAAAACGTCGCTACTTAGCACAACAGGCGGACAATACTAGAATCCTGACATTGACCTATCGGCCCAATGCAGCGTATAAGACCGACAGTAGGAGCCAGCCAGTTTCCCCGAACTGAACTGCGGCCTGCGACTAACAACGAATAGAAGGGTGGTAGTTGCTATGAGCAACAATTACTGGGAAGATGAAGACGAAGACCTAGATACTGACCAAGGTTTCTCTGGTGATGGAAGTGACTTGATTAAGAAGTTACGGAAAGCAAAGAGAGCCGATGAGAAGCGTATTAAGGAACTCACTGAGCAACTTGAAGGATTATCCAAAGTGCAGCGTGAGCGAACCGTCAAAGAAGTCCTGGAAAAGAAAGGCGTAAACGCTAAGGCTGCACGCTTAATTCTTAAGGATATCGATGATGTTAACGAGGAGACAGTTTCTAACTGGCTCGATGATAATGCAGATTTATTCGGAATTAAAGTACAGCAAGATGAAGCCAACATGCCAGAACAAGACCGTGCTGCCCTAAGGCAACAGGATGTTCTAACACAAGGTGCGTTTACTCCAGACAGAATGGAAGAACTTAACTCAAGAATTGACAATGCAGATTCTATGGATGCATTGTTAGATGTTCTTCGTTCACAACAATCATCATAGTTTCTAGTCACTGGAGGTGACGAATGGCATATGTATCAACAGCCTCTGACAATCTCGGAGGAACCGCTGGTGGTGCTGGTCTAGTACAGAAGGCGTATGACCGTCTTCTAGAATTCGCTCTCCGCTCTGAACCACTAATTCGTTCAGTCGCAGATAAGCGCCCAGCCCGTCAAGCAATCCCTGGCTCAACCGTTGTTCTACAACGTTATGTTGACCTTTCAGCAGCAACAACTGCTCTAACAGAAACAACTGACCCAGATGCAGTAGCAATGTCAACGCCAACATCAGTAACCATTACTCTTGCAGAGTACGGTAACTCAGTGTTGGTAACACGTGCATTAGAGTTATTCTCTCTTGCAGATGTTGACCCTGCAATCGCAAACATTATCGCTTACAACCTAGCAGATTCTATCGACGCTGTAGCAATGACAACATTGCGTGGCGGTTCAAACGTAATCTACTCAGGTTCAACAGCAACATCAACTGCAACTATCACAGCAGCCGCAACACTATCTTCAGCAAACATCCGTAGGGCTGTTGCTAAGTTACGTGCTAACAAGGCTAATGGTCGCAAGGGTTCACTATACTGGGCTGGATTACACCCAGAGGTATCCCATGACCTACGTGCTGAGACAGGTTCAGCAGGATGGTTGCTTCCTAACCAATACGGTTCTTCACAAGACCGCATTTGGGCAGGAGAAATCGGAACATACGAAGGTGCATACTTCGTAGAGTCTCCACGTCTGTACACAGCAACTGACGGTTCTTCATCTGCAAAGGTGTACCGCACAATCATCGCTGGACAACAGGCATTGGCTGAGGCAGTTGCCGAAGAGCCACATGTAGTTATCGGACCAGTAGTTGACCGCTTGATGCGTCACCGCCCAATGGGTTGGTACGGCGTACTAGGCTTTGCTCGCTACCGCGAAGAGGCACTATTCCGAATCGAATCAGGTTCATCAATCGCTTAGTTGATTGACGGTAGGGCTAGGGGAAACTCTAGCCTTACAGTAAGTTCATTAAGGAGAACAATGGCAGACTACACATTTACAACACCAGTTGTACAAGAAGCACCTATCGGTAAGCATAGACTATTTTACTTCTATAAACTTAATAAGGGTGTTAGTATTGCCAAAAGCGGTGCTACCTATTCTAAAGTAAGATTCCCACTAGACGAAGACATAGCAACCTATGATGAATTTTATCTTGGTGGCCACGAACATATAGTAGATGATACTACTAAGGCTGCACTAATATCATCTGGCTTAGGAATAACTGAGGCTAATTTCACAGCAGCGTAAGGGACGAGTATGGCATATCACTGGCAAGACCATCCAACAGAAGTTGAAGGATGTTTCGGATGCAAGGTAATGAATTTACAAGTAAATGCAGGAGATGCTAAAAGAGATATTCCAGATAAAAAATGGAATGCAGAACTTCAGGCTTATCGAGATGCAAGAGCACAAGGTATACAACCAGCAGGGACAACTATGCGTCATGTAGAAGATGCGCATAAAGCATCAGAGATTTTAGGCAAAGCGTATAATGCGGACACTATGCCTAAAACGAAAGATATCACACCCAAAGCCGCAGCCGTAATGAAAGAGATAGGACAAGTATAATGCCAAAAGTAGGAAAAATGGAATTCCCTTACACTCCAAAAGGTAAGGCTATGGCCAAGAAAGCGGCGAAGAAGGCTGCTTCTAAGAAAATGGTTATGAAGAAAATGGGTAAAAAGAAGTAATGTCATCTAGTGGTAGTCATAAGCGCCACGATGGTTTTAATCCAGTTCAAATTAAGAATGGTCTAGTGGTTCGGTTGAACAAGAACGGAACCATTAGGTCAATCTTAGGAAAGTATGGGGAGCATGGAAAACAAAAAGGACTCAAGGCTCGCTAGAGCAGGAGTGTCTGGTTTTAATAAACCAAAGCGTACTCCTAAACATCCTACTAAATCACACGTAGTTGTAGCCAAAGAGGGAAGTCAAGTAAAGACAATTCGATTTGGTCAGCAAGGTGTTACTGGAGACAGGCAACCTACAGCAAGACAAAAATCTTTTAAAGCACGTCATAGAAAGAATATTGCTAAAGGTAAAATGTCTGCAGCATATTGGGCGGATAAAGTAAAATGGTAGCAAAGAAAAAAACTAAGTCTAAAGTTAATGCTGCTAACAATTACACTAAGCCTGAGATGAGGGCTAAGTTGTTTAAGAAGATTAAGGCTGGTTCTAAGGGTGGAGACCCTGGAGAATGGTCAGCCCGTAAAGCACAATTACTTGCTGTTCAATACAAGAAGGCTGGCGGAGGTTATAGATAATGGCATTAGCCAAATCTCAAAAGTCTTTAAAAGACTGGACTAAGCAAAAGTGGACAACCTCTGATGGTAAACCATCTAAGGGTAAGAAAAGATATTTACCTGAGAAAGCATGGGCAGCACTAAGCCCTGCTGAGAAAGCCGCTACTAATAAAGCAAAGGCTGCAGGTAATGCTAAAGGTAAACAGTTTGTTAAACAACCTAAATCAATAGCAAAAAAAGCAGCAAAGTACAGATAGGGACACAGGGGACTATGAGCAAAAAAGATTCTATTGCACTGGTATGGTGCGATAATGGAATGGTAGATGGCAAGTTTATGCAAGGCGTAACAGATGTTATGTTAAAGTCTGGCGTAGAATTTGCTACATCTTTAAGAAGTCAAGGCAACCAAATTGCCAGACAACGACAGACAGTAATTGATTACTGGTATGATAAGACTGATTACGAATGGCTACTATGGGTAGACTCAGATGTAGTAATTAGTCCAGAAAAGTTTAAATTATTATGGGATAACAAGGATGCTGAAAAGCGTCCAATTATTACTGGAATATATTTTACTACAGATAATCCAGAAGAACCTTTAATGATTCCGATGCCTACAATCTTTAACTTTATAGTTGGAGATGAGGGTGGGTTTGGATTAACCAGAGTTCACCCAATGCCAGTAAATCAATTAATTAAGGTTGATGCGGCGGGTATGGGATTTGTATTAATGCACCGCAGTATCGTACCAAAGGTTCGTGAAGCATCTCAAGATGGACAAGTATTTATGGAAATGGGTAGAGGAACTAAGTTTATAGGTGAAGATATATTTTTCTTTGCCCTATGCGATAAAGCAGAGATTCCACTATATGCTCATACTGGTGCATTAGCCCCACATATGAAGCGGTTCTCATTTGATGAACATTATTACAACGCATTCTTTGGTAAACCTAAGGAAGAGCCTAAGTCAAAACTTATCACCCCTGATAAGAAAATCATTACACCTAGATAGGATAAACAATGCCAACAGGTACCGCAGGTAGCACTCTATGCGCTGAACTGAATCGCCTAGCCAATGGTGGTAACTACCCAGCAAGGACAGCGTTTCTTGATGAACAAGGTGCTGCTAATAAGTGGGCTAGTACATCAGGACTTGGAATAATTGGAGCCTTGAATAAAAAGGCAAGTGCTGGTAGAGCACCTTCTGCTTATAAAGATTTAAATGGTATCTGTAATGAACTTGCTGGAACTACTGGCAAATCAGCAATTGACGCATTAAGGAGCATAGCCTCTTGACAACTACATTATCTAATCTTATTGATGAAGTTCTAATTAACCTTGCTGGTTATACATATCAACAAGAGCGAAGCACATATCTTAGAACTGCTGTAACATCCACCGTATCTACATCAAACTCTCCAACAGTTCTTAGCCTAGGTTCTTCTGAAAACCTTGGTAAAGGTATAATTGAAATTGGTGAAGAATTAATGTGGGTTGATACGTTTGACCGTGTTTCAAATACGGCTACTATATCTCCATATGGTCGTGGCTATCTAGGCACAACTGCATCTACTGCGGCGGCTGATTCAAAGGTAACTATCTCTCCAGTATTCCCACGCAACTCAGTTAAGAAAGCAATTAACGATACAATTCGTTCTACTGGCTCTTCGATGTTTGCCGTTAAAAGTATGACATTTACCTATGAAGCCCCAGTTACCACCTATAATATTTATGATGGATATGTTATTTCAAATGTCCTAAGTATTATGTGGCAATCTGTTGGTCCATCTGAAGAATGGATTCCAGTCCGTAAATGGTCTTGGGATTCTAAAGCAGACTCTACTGCTTTTGCCGCTAATGCACAAACAATTACTATTGGTGATTATATTACACCTGGAAGAAAAGTTAAAGTAATCTATGCTACAGACGCAGAAGCCTTTACTTCTAACTCACAAGACTTTGTTACACAAACTGGTTTACCAGAATCATGTAAGGATGTTATAATCCTTGGGGCCGCATATCGTTTGCTAACATATCTAGACCCTGCTCGCGCTGCTCAAATCAGCCCACAGGCAGACGAGACAGATAGCAAGCGTCCATTTGGTGCGTCGAATACTGCTACCAAGCAACTGTATGCTTTGTATACACAACGCTTGAAAGAAGAAACGTCTCGCCAGCAAAATCAATATCCAATCCGCGTCCACTACAGCCGATAGGGAACTAAATGACAACACGCAAATACTCCTCTCGTTCTCAACAAACGACACTCTCAGGTTCATTAACCTCATCTGGTACATCAGCAACTGTTGTATCAGCAACACAACTTCTAGGTGGTATCACCGTATCCGCTGGAGAAACATTTACAGTAGTAATTGACCCAGATACCGCTCTTGAAGAAATTGTAGATATTACGGCGGTTGCTGGTAATACTCTTACAATTACTCGTGGTGTTGAAAACGACGGAACAGGTTCCTCTCACTCCGCTGGTGCTACTGTCCGCCACATGGTTGTTGGTCGTGACCTTCGTGAGGCAAATACACATATCGAATTATCTAGTGGAGTTCATGGAATTGCATCAACAAGTTCCGTAGTGGGAACTACTGATACCCAAACTCTATCTAACAAGACTTTGGTTTCTCCAACTATTACAGGAACACCTGGAGTTGCTACAAGTATTACATTTGAGGGTTCTACAGATGATGCTTTCGAGACAACCCTTACTGTTGTAGACCCAACCGCAGACAGAACAATTACTTTCCCTAACACTTCTGGAACAGTAACAATTCTTGATGCGACACAAACTCTTACAAATAAAACGTTAACAAGTCCTACTATATCTGGAACTCCAGTTATTACTGGTCTTTCATCTGCAGGTATGTCAGCATCATCTGCTGCCCCTAAGGACTATGTAGACTCAATCCTTGGCTCAGCCACAGCAGCAAGTACATCAGCAGCAAGTGCTGCAACATCAGCCTCTAGTGCCGCTACAAGCGCATCTAGCGCTGCTACCTCAGCCACAAGTTCTGCTACTTCAGCGACAGCATCCGCTACTAGCGCAACAGCATCTGCTACATCAGCAACTGCTGCTGCTACCTCAGCAAGCAGTGCTGCTACTAGTGCAACTAATGCCGCTACTTCTGCTACCTCTGCCGCTACCAGTGCAACTGCTGCAGCAACTTCAGCATCTAGCGCAGCGACAAGCGCAACAAGTGCAGCGGCTTCTGCAACAAGTGCCGCAGCATCTGTAGCATCTATTGCTACCTACGCATCAGACGCCTTAACTTCTGCAAACTCAGCAGCAACATCTGCTTCTAGTGCTGCAACATCTGCAAGCACAATGGCTGCTAGCGTTAGCGCTGCAGCAACAAGTGCTGCTTCTGCATCAACTAGTGCAACTTCGGCTGCTACATCTGCTACATCTTCAGCAACTAGTGCTACTGCCTCTGCTACATCTGCAACCGCTTCGGCAACATCTGCTACAGCATCTGCATCGAGTGCATCAGCAGCAGCCACATCTGCAGCATCAGCAGCGACATCGGCTACCGCAGCAGCAACCAGTGCTACATCGGCTTCAGCCTCTGCAACAGCAGCATCAACAAGTGCAGCATCTGCTGCTACTTCTGCTAGCAGCGCAGAGACCTCTGCTACTAGTGCTGCAACAACTTATGATAACTTTGACGATAGATACTTAGGCTCGAAGACAATTGCTCCAACTCTGGATAATGATGGTAACACATTGCTTGTTGGTGCTTTATACTTTAATTCAACCGCTGGCGTTATGTCAGTATGGTCTGGTAGTTCCTGGACTGCTATTAACGCAGCAAGTTCTTACTCTGCACCAACACTTGGTAGCACAATTATTCCAACAGGTTCAACAGTTACAACAATTGAAGGCTTTACCAAACTCGTATCTAATGCATATACATCCCTAGATTCTAATTCGAAAGAAGTAGATATAACACTCATGAACATCATGGGTGCGTACTAAGAAAGGTAGTAACTAATGGCTACAACAACTAAGGCCCTTGCTAGAACAGCAGCGGCAACTTCTAGTACAACTCTCTATACCGCACCGAATACAACTACTACTGCAGTTGTTACCAACATTGTGTTGGCTAATGCTGCTACTAGTGCTTCGTCTGCAACTGTCGCTATTGACGGTATAGTAATTGTACCTACAGTATCTATCCCTGCTAACTCTGTAGTTGGCTTTGACATGAAGCAGGTCATCCCTGCTAATGCAACACCTAAGACTATTAGTGGCTTTGCATCTACAACTGCTGTGTCTATTCACATCAGTGGAGTGGAGATTTCATAATGGCATTTAATCAATTTCCTCAAAAAGGTGGAATACCATCAGGTAATACTGCTGGTCGCCCATCTAATCCAGTTATTGGCGATACTTACTACAATGGACAAATAGAAGCATTAGAAATTTACAATGGCACTACTTGGAAAGTAGCAAAAACTGAGGGCTTTCCACCTGATGCGCCAACAATTAGTGGTGTAACAGACTCATCAACATCTATTGCTTATTCCTCAACCGCTGGAACTCTAGATGTTGTTTTTGTACCAGCAGGCACTGGTGGAACAGTATCTCAGTACAATGCATACACCACAACGGGTGGGCATAATGGTTTTACAACAGTAGGAAATACTGTAACAATTACAGGATTAACACCTGGTACCGCTTATACTGTGTATGGTAATGCACAAAATGGTAGTGGAACTTCAACTAATACAGCCAACGCTAGTCCAGTAACCCCAACAACATTACCGCAAGCACCGACTATTGGAACAGCAACAGCATCAAGTGTTACAAGTGATGTAACTGTTACTTGGACTTTGGGAAATAATGGTGGAAAGAATCTTTCTTCTATTACAGTTACACCATATTTAAATGGAACAACTGCTGGTACTTCTCAAAATGCAGCAACAACAAGTTCTACTACACATACATTTACTGGATTAACAGCAGGAAATTATACATTTAAAGTTAAAGCAACAAACGCAAACGGGGTGGGTCCAGAAAGTTCTGCAACTAACTCTGTGACAGTACCTGCTTTTTTTAGCATTGATTATCTTGTAGTTGCTGGTGGCGGTGCTGGTGGTGGCAACTATCAAGGTGGCGGTGGCGGTGCTGGTGGTTATCGCACAACCATTGGTGGCACTGCTTTTACTGTTGCAACAGGTACAAACTACACAGTAACCGTTGGTGCAGGTGGAGCAAGCGTAAATACAACAGGTGCTGCAGGTAACGATGGCGGTAACTCAGTATTTGCTTCAATCACTTCCACTGGCGGTGGCGGTGGTGGATGTAATAGTGTTAACGGTCGCAATGGCGGTTCTGGTGGCGGTGCTGGTTCGACAGTACCAAACCCTGGAAGTCAACCAGGTTCAGCAAGTCCTGCTGGTCAAGGTAATAACGGTGGTATTGGCTGGGATGGCGCAGCAACTTGTACTTTGACAGGCGGCGGTGGCGGTGCTGGTGGAGTTGGTGGTAATTCTTCACAAACTTGTAATCCAGGCAATGGTGGTAATGGTGGAGTTGGCTTATCAAATGACATTACTGGTTCATCTGTCTTTTACGCAGGTGGCGGTGGTGGTAATACTGATAGCGGTTCTGGCACTGCTGGTACTGGTGGCAACGGCGGCGGCGGTGCTGGTGCAAAGACTGGTAGCGGCGCTGGAGGTGCAGGTGGTACAAATACTGGCGGAGGAGGTGGAGGTTCTTCTTCCAACCCTCCATACAATGGCAGCGGGGCAGGTGGTTCGGGCATAGTTATTCTTCGTTGGTTAACATCTTCTGGAACTTTAACCGTTGGTGCAGGACTTACTGCTGATTCAACTGCATTTACAGGTCCTTATTCATACAGACGAATCACTGCTGGCAGTGGGAATGTGAGTTGGTCATAATGGCACACTACGCTTTTTTAGATAAAAATAATGTAGTAACAGAAGTTATTACTGGGGTTGATGAAAATGAACTGATTGAGGGCGTTAGTCCAGAAATTTGGTATGGAAACTTTAGAGGTCAAACCTGTAAAAGAACTTCATACAATACAATAGGTGGAGTCCATAAAGATGGTGGCACCCCATTTAGAAAAAACTTTGCTGGTGTTGGTTATATTTATGATGCAGATTTTGATGCATTTATTGCACCGCAACCATATCCTTCTTGGAAGTTAAATTATACAACTTACTCATGGGAGTCACCAATTCCAGAACCAGAAGCAAATGAAACTACTTGGTGGAAATGGTCTGAATACAACAAAGAGTGGATTGCAATGGATAGAACTACTGGCACTTGTCCAATACACTTTTCGTAATAGAGTAATGATTACACCTGAGCATGTGTTTAAACGGCTCAACTAATTAAACATAAAGGGGACTATATGATTAAAAAAAATGAAACAGTATCAATTGGTTGGTGTGACAACGGAATAACTGATGGTGCATTTACTGAAGGTTTGATGTCCGCAATATTCTATGGACTTAGCAGTCAAAAATTAATAAACAATAGCATTAGGGTTAAAGGAAACCAGATTGCTAGACAGCGTCAGGTTCTTCTAGACACATGGTACGATAACATTAAAACTGACTGGTTATTGTGGGTTGATTCAGATGTTGTATTAACGGCAGACATCTGGAATAAACTATATGATACGGCAGATTCTAAAGATAAACCTATGGTCTCTGGCATATACTTTATTGCTAAAGATTCAGATGGCTCTTTGCCTATACCAATGCCAGTAATATTTGATAATGTTGATAAGCATACAGTCAAGTATCATCACCCACTACCTAAAGATTCTGTAATTAAAATTGACTGTGCTGGGATGGGACTAGTGCTTATACATAAAAGTGTAGTAGAAAAACTTCGTGCTATGTATGGCGACAAACATTTCATGTTTGCTGAGGACAACAGTGTTGGCGAAGAATTCATCGGCGAAGACATATCGTTCTTCCGCAAATGTTCTGCAGCAGAAATCCCATTGTATGCACATACAGGCGCTATTGCAAAGCACATGAAAACAACTGCATGGGATATGGATTTATACGCTTTATATTGGAACTCAAAAAACCAATCGAGTAATTAAGGAGTAACGTGGCTGGTCGTGATATTACCGAAGGTCGTTCTAGTAGAGCGATTGCGGTTGACTTAGGTATTGTATCGTCTTCTGCTACATGGCAGAACAATGCAGAGGCGTATGACATTGCTGTTGGTGGCTTACCATTTTTCTATGCTATATCAGATGCTCGACCTTACCGTCGACAGACAGCACCATTTCGTAAGGACCAATTTGATAATGGTTCAGAACCAGGCGAGCAATCACTTACTGGTTGGTGGATTCGTTCTCAATCTTCTTTTCATGGCGGAGCAGGTATTAAGTTCTATGACCCATCTGCTGGTGAGACAGTTGCACATAGATTTACAGATAGTGACAATGTAGATGTTTGGACTAAGGGACAAGTAACTCTACTTAAAGAGACAGCCAACCTTAGCGGTGTAACTAGCGGTATATATAAATCTTTATCTATTGTAGATGGTTCTACAGATAAATTGCTTGGCTGGATTCCAGCAAGTACGACTATTAAAAATTATACTCCCAATGGTACTGCTGTTGAATACACACACGTAACTGGCATAGGTACACCTTTAGATACTGCAATCCTAGATATTGCAACAGATGGTATTAATCTCTTTATAGCAGACAACGACCATATTTACACAGGCCCTATTTCTACACCTGCTGCTGGATACTCTCGTTATTACGCTACTGGTAGTGAAAAGGTTATATTGGGTTGGGTTAAACAACGCCTTGTTGCCTGCGTTGGTCCATCTGTATATGAATTAACTAATGCAAAAGGCACTGACCATGCCTTGGGTGCTGCTTCCTACACCCATCCCAATGCTGACTGGACCTGGACATCCATATCAGAGGGCGGTTCTGCTATTTATGTTGCTGGTTATGCTGGCACTAGCGGTGCTATTTATAAGTTTACTTTAAGTACTGCTGGCGTTATGCCAACTCTTACACAAGGTATTATTGCAGCCCAATTACCTAACGGTGAGTATCCACGTAAGATTGAATCTTATTTAGGTTATCTATTAATTGGCACAAATAAAGGTGTCCGTGTTGCTACTATATCAGATACTAATGGTGATTTAACTTACGGTCCATTAATTATTGAAGCAGCCAATACAGGATTAGATTTTGCATTTAGAGATAGATTTGTTTATGTAACTGGTTCTATCAATGGTTATGCTGGACTATATAGAATTGATTTAAGTAACGAAATAGAAACATTAAGATTTGCATACGCTAAAGATACCTACCTAGATGGTGCTACTGGCTATGCTACTACCGTAAATTTTGTAGGTAACTCAGAGCAGATAGCATTTACTACATCTGGTAGTAATGGTATTGCTATTCAATCAACTTCCGTACTTGCAACTACTGGTTCTATTACAACTGGCTATATTAGATATGGCACACTAGAGCCCAAGAACTTTAAGCGTCTTCTCGGACGTGGAGATTTTAATTACGGCTCTCTTACTCTAGATGTTATAGATAGAAACGGTACTGAGTATGATATCATAACATACAGTCCTACGGTACCAGCAGTTGAGGTAACAACATCTCAACCTGAGACAGCGCAAGAATATGTAGCATATAAGTTTATCTTTGGACGAGATGCTACAACCACATCTTTGGGTCCTACATTTAAGGGATACCAAGCAAAGG